ACATGAGATTATGAAAGTAAATCTGAGGTTAATCAATGGCTAAAATTAAAATCGGTATTGAAATGGATGGAATAAGACAGTTTGAACGTACTATAAAACGTTTTGAACGTGAATATATTAAAGCCGTTAAACGAGTTATCGCAGGAACTGCCCAACTGATTAAAAGCCAAGCGCAAGCACTAGCGCCTGTGGATGATGGTAATTTAAGGAAAAGTATAGAAATTAGGTATTGGAATAAAGGATTATCTGCTGAAATTATTGTAGGCGCCGCATACGGAATTTATGTAGAATACGGTACGGGAATCTATGCCAAAAAAGGAAACGGCAGAAAAGATCCTTGGGTTTATTGGTCTGAAAAATTAGGTCGTTTTGTTTATACCCGTGGGATGAAAGCACAACCTTATTGGACGCCTGCCATTGAAGCAGGTAGCAGGTACTTTGAACGTGAAATGAACAAGTTAGGGTGATGTTATGACAATCCAAACTGCCCTATGGCCATTACAACAAGCGATATTTTCTCGCTTAAATAATAACACAGCTTTAAATTCTAAAATAACAGGCGTATTCGACTTTGTACCACAAGATACACCTTTCCCTTATGTAGTTATTGGAAATCCTACGGTAAGTCCATTTGAGACTAAATTAAGCTATAGAGAGAATATCCCTTGGACATTACATTGTTATAGTGACTATAGGGGTAAGAAAGAGACTATGGAGATTTTAAATTTAATGGTACAAGCCTTAACAAAAGAACCTTGGAAGGTAGAAGGTTTTACAGTTAACAGATTTAATATTGAACCAAATATGAGAGTAATACCACCAGCGGACGTTGGCTTTCCTTATCAGGGAGTGCTAAACGTTCGCTTTTATATTGAAAAATAGGAGGTAATGGAATGCTAAAAAACGGTAAAGACACGATTCTTTTAGTACAGCCAGTAGATGCGACGATAGGCGATGTAGGTCTTGTTGTAGCTGAACAAACAGAAGGTACTCACTCTATCGAAAATGAATTGATAGATGAGACTTCTAAAATGGGTCGTATCTTAGCTTACGGACAAAACAGTGAGTCATTTGAACTAACGGCTTATGGAGTGAAAGGTGATCCAGGACAAAAGGCTGTTTTAAATGCTATTAGACAAAAGAAAAAGTTAAAAGTGTGGGAAGTTGATTTGGTAGCTAACGCAGAGGGTACTTATGACGCAGTGTTTGCTTATTGCCTGGTAGAATCTGTTGAAGTTTCTACCCCGGGAGATAACTTTGAAGAAGTATCCGCAACCTTACAAGTAGAGGGTGAATCCGTACCTGGAGTTCTAACTACACTTCCAGAAGGGGCAACTTCAAAGGCTAATTATGAATTTGAAACTCCGGGAGAAACAGGTGCTACAGCATAAGAGATTGGTATTTTACCAGTCTCTTTTTATTTTACTTAAATTAGGAGGGTTTATTAAATGGCTTATTTAGAGATTAATGGTGAACAGTATGAAGCTAAAACAAACTTTAAGTTTGAACGTAAAGCAAACGAAAAATACAAAGACGAAAAGCAAGAGTACACAGGTCTTGAAAAGATTTACCAAGATTTAATGAGTTATAAGATTAGTGCTTTATCTGCTTTTTGGGATTGTGCAACAGCTCATTATAAAAAGAAACAGCCTACCGTAGAAGCGATTGAGGATGCATTAACGGAAATCATTGAAAAGGATGAGGATGCAGCAGAACAATTGTTTAAAGAAGCATTCCAAGCGATTGATAACTCGGGTTTTTTCAAACTACAACTAAGAGAATTCTGGAAGAACTTAGACTTGATAGACAAGTTAGCGAAGGACGAGGACGAGAGGGAGCAAGCACAAGTAGCGAAGGAAATGTTCATCGAGAAAAGAAAGGAACTAAACCCAAGCCGATAGATTACGATGAGATTTTTACAGATGCAGCGCATTATTTAAAGGTTTATGATCCGGAACTTATTTTATCCTGGACTCCAAAAGAGTATGAAGCCTTTATCAAAGGCGCACATCTTCATCGGATAGATGAATTCGAGTTGATGGCTAAGACAGCGATGGCTAATCGATATGCCCAACATGCAAAACGAGCCAATGAAAGAAAAATATTCAATGCAAAACAGGCTAGAAGGAATCTTGAAATAGGCATAAATGGGTCAGATAAGAACATTGAAAGAATAATTGATTTGAACAGCAAATTTAAAGGATTTAAGCCTACTTTTATTCCGAAGGGAGGTTAACCCTTGAACGAACGATTAAACGCTATAGTAGGCGCTAAAATAAGTGAATATCGAAGAAAAATGGCAGAAGTAGGTAAAACAATTAGAAGTCTGCCTAAAAATACTAAATTAAAAATATCGGTTATTACCAAACAAGCAGAAAAACGAATACAAGACTTCCAGGGAAAGATGGATAGGTTGGCGAATACCATACGCTCAATAGGAACGGTAGCATCCAATATGCTTGGTGGAAGTTTGTTAATGGTAAGTCCGTCAATGATTCCTATCCTATCTTCTGCTGTTGGATTGCTTGGAACACTAGGCCCGATGATTGCCGTTGCAGGAAGTAATGCCGTTGCTTTGGCCGCATCTTTTGGAATTGCAGGAGGAGCAGCGTTAGGTTTTGGTGCTGCCGCTATTCCAACTATACAAAAAATTATAGACGGTGAAGCAGAAGCGACAAAAGAGAATAAAAAAGCAGCCAAACAATTAAAAGGTCTTAAAAAACAATGGGAAAAAGTACAAAAGACTATTGCCCCAGAAGTAGCAGTTTCATTTGGCAATGCCATGGAAGCAGTTAATAAGGCTTTAAAATCCTTAAATCCCATGTTTAAAAATGTGGCTAAAACAGTAGCAGATTTATCCAAGGACTTTACTAAGTTCACGGATTCTAAGAGTGCAAAAGAATTCTTTGGATATTTAAATAAAAATGCTGCACCTATATTAAGCGACGTTGTAAAAGGTGTCAGTGGATTAATAAAAGGATTCATGAATCTTACTGTTGCTTTCGGTCCGTTAACTAGTTTCATGTCCAATGGATTTAAAGGTATGGGAGAATCATTTGCTAGTTTTACAGAACGGGTTAAAAACTCTACTNCACGGGCGCGGCCCGCCGGGTCGCTGCGCATGCCATCGGTATAGGGGTCGAAACGGGCGCGGGCGCCTTCAGTGCAGGAATCGAAACGGCCGGTACACGCACCGTCGCTATCAACATCAGCACGTGCCTCCCGCGCCGCCTGGTCGAACACTTCGAGGCGGGTGGCCTGTGCCCATGCGCCGCCCGCCGTCAAGGCACCCACCGCCAGCAGGGCGGCCATCCCAATCTGCTTGAGTCGCATGGCGGACTCCTTCTTCAACTGATGTTCGATGCTGTCCTGGATACGTGGTCTTGTTGATGTCCTGCCACGGCCTGAAGCGTAGGCCAGGGGAGCGGACATATCCACGGTGGTGCGACGAACGGTTTGTTGTGGGCGCCGAAATGAAGCGGTCCGGTGTGAATGGCGATCGAATTAAGGGTTTAACAGGATTGCTCCTCCGCCTTTCTGTTTAATTTGCGTCGCATTTCAAATCCGCTATTAATTTTGTGCACCACAGCAGGGCGCAACGAGGCGGCAAGCCTTGCCGGAGGCCATTTTGGTGCGCTGCATTAGGAGCGATGCGCGCTTACCACACTTGGGTGAATGATTCGGTGAATTGCTTTACCGCGCTTAATGCCATTTGCTAAATTTCCCCGGCGTTTCCAACAAGGAAACACGGGAAATCTGGAGGAGCCCGCCTCAGGCACACGGGGCCGGGCGTTTGACACACTTTCTTTTCAACGAGCCCACATGAAAAAGTCTGCCATTCTGGTCGCAGTCGGCGCCCTGTTCGCAGGTTCGGCCTACGCCCAATCGAGCGTGACGCTGTACGGTATTGTCGATGCCACCATTCACTACACCACCAACGCGAACCAAGCCGGCAACAGCTTGCTGCGGATGGATAACGGCGCGGTGTCCAACAGCCGCTGGGGTCTGAAAGGCTCGGAAGATCTGGGCGGCGGCAACAAGGCACTGTTCGTGCTGGAAAGCGGCTTTGATCCGGATACCGGCCGCGTCAATAGTGGTGGGTTGTTCAACCGTCAATCCTTCGTGGGTCTGTCCAACAAGGACTACGGCACGCTGACGCTGGGTCGCCAGTACAACTTCGGCTTCACGATGGGCGGCAACTTCGACCCGCTGGGCGTGGGCAACTACGACGAGAACTCATGGCTCTACTACGGTGTGACCGGCTTGCGCGTGTCGAACATGCTCAAGTACGAAGGCAAGTGGAACGGCCTGTACGTTGGCCTGGGCTACGGCTTCGGTGAGCAGGCCGGCAGCACTGCAAACAACCGCTATGTCGGCGGTGCAGTGTCGTATGAATTCGGCCCGGCCTTGATCGGTGCGTTCTACCAGCAACAGCAGGACTCCACCGCTGCAGGTAACAAGCAGAAAGTCTGGGGTATCGGCGGCAACTACACCATTGGACCGGCTAAGCTGTTCGCTGGCTATATTGACAGCAGCGATAACACGGGCTGCGTGAACAGCAGCACCTGCGCTGGCGATCGCAGCACCTTCGGTCTGAACCTGTACGGCAATGCCTCGGGCCCTGGCCTGACCCCGGGCGCCACCAAGCGTCGCGACCACATCGGCCTGGCCGGCCTGACGTACCAAGTCACCCCGGCGCTGGCTCTGACGGGTGCCTTCTACTACGACAGCATCAGTAACGCTGACCTGGATGCCGGCAACGATGGCAAGCGCTACACCGGCGTGCTGCTGGCCGAGTACGCGCTGTCCAAGCGGACTCAGCTGTACGGCACCGTGGCCTACGACAAGGTCAAGAACGCCGCCATTCCGGAGCAGCCGGGCGGCACGGGTACGGGCGTCAACGCCAAGACCAGCCAAGTTGGTGTCGGCCTGGGCATCCGCCACATCTTCTGATCGACGCAGTCTCTCGATTGGGAACGGANAGCTGGTGACTTCAATCTTCGGCATCCAGCATGGCAATCCTCAGCACGACCATCTCCAGGTGCTGAGCCCCTCCTAAGGTGGACAGAATCCCAGGACCTCACCCTCACACTCCCCCCAGATTCACCAACCCGGGGACCCAACATGATTGATCTAACCTGGGCCAATAATGCCTTGCTCCACCTTGGGATATCCTCAGAGGTCGCCACAGACCTCCCTCCTCTTGCGGATCATGAGCCCATCCTGACCACCATCAAATGGGGCCCTAACAATTCTGCTTGGGACCTTCCTCCCCTTCGGTGGTCCACCCTTGATGAGAAACTCCTACAGGAAACGCTTCAAGGGGAGACAAGACTGGTGGATGAAGAAATTGCTACCCTCCCACCATGCCCTTCCCCCTCCCACTTGGACAAGCTTGCAGCATGCATCACTCAGACAATATCTACTGCAATGGAGGCCTCTATCAAACGAGCACACGCCCGCCCTAGTGGACATGGTTGGTGGAATGAAGACTGCACCAAGACAGTCAGGATGCTCCACAAGACCACAAGGAATCCGGAGTCCACCCCTGAGGACATTCAGGACGCCAGACGGGTATTCAGACGTGTTGTACGGCATAGCAAGCGCAATTTTTGGCGTACCAAGGTGGATGGTTTCCAAGACCCACAAGACGTCTTCAAAGCAGTGAAGTGGAATCAAACTGAAGGAGCCTTGCCCATCTCCCCTCTGAGAGAGGGAGAACACATACACACATCCACTGATGACAAGGCAAACTATCTAGTGCGCGCACTTCTGCAAAAAGCATCTTGCTCAGAGGATGTGAGGCTCAACCTGGAACCTGTTGAGAACTCTTATTTACCCTTCCCTGCTATTTCAGAGAAGGAAGTATATGACGCAGTAGTCCAACCCAAGAACACCACCCCTGGGAAAGATGGCATAAACACCCTGATCCTCAGGAAAGCCTGGCCCTGTCTAGGCCCGGCTCTCTTGTTGCTCTATCAACACTGCCTAACACAGGGCTGGCATCCTACCCCATTCCGAGATGCCTCGCTCGTGGCCATTCCAAAGCCAGGGAAGAGGGACCGAAGCTCCCCCCAGGCCTACAGGCTTATTGCTCTCCTATCTGTACTTGGAAAAGGTCTTGAGCGCCTGGTAGCTTGCAGAATGGCGTGGGTAGCTATCAAATACAAAATCCTCCACCCCCAACATTTTGGGGCCCTTCCACTTCACTCTGCAACGGACCTTGCTGCAGCACTGGTTCACGATGTGGAACAGACCTGGGTACGCAAGAAAAAGGCCTCCATGCTCACTCTGGATGTGCAAGGTGCCTTTGATGCAGTCCTGCCTGGGCGACTTGTCCTGCGACTCCGAGGGCAAGGCTGGCCAACCAACATAGTCCGCTGGGTGGCTAGCTTCACACAAGGGCGCACAGCCAGTCTGCAACTGG